GAAGAACTACGGGGCCGACATAAACACACTGATCGAACTACTGGAATCCGGACGGCTGTGAGCCTTCAAACACAGCCAAATCCGGATAGCCGATTTTTTCCGCGCGTGGGTTGGGGCGCGGTTTCCAGGGGTGTCGATTCTGAAACTTTCGCGGGGGCTCCCCCCTCGGCCTCGTTCCCGGCGGCCGCCTCGGGAAGTTGCAATTTCGCGGTCGTGGAAATTCGCTTAGGGGCGCGGTCCTGGTGAGGGTGTCGGCTAGGGATTCGACCTGCCCCCTCCCTCCGGCAAGGGTGCCGGTTCGCTGGATACCGAACTGGATACCGCGCTAACCAGCGCACTAACCAGCGTCTCGCTAACCAGCGCCAGCGCCTCGGGTTGCTGGTAACCGGACTGGTAACCACGCGACTACTCACGTTTTGTCACGTTCCGTCAGGTTTCGTAAGGTCAGCGCGTGCGGCGGCGCATGCCTCGTGGGCCTCACTGGCAAGGTGGGCCACGTCCTCGGCGCTCACGCCAAATTCAGCGGCGGCCACCGTTGCGGCTCGCGCCAGGGGGTGCCCTTCCTCCAGCAGAAGGCGGGCGGCTTCGACAGCGCGGTACATCTCGAGACTCATTGCGATGACTCCTTGTTGTGGCGATTGAGTTCGTCCAGCCAGTCGCCCACGGTCGGCGGGGTGATGACTTCGACCTCGATGCCCTTCAGCGCCAGCCGATGCGCGGCTCGATACGCTGCGGCCTGCCCGGCGAAGTTGGCATCGTTGTCAGCGAACACGATGACGTGCCGCACACCCTCGGGCGGCTCGAACGATTCGATGCCGCTGGTGCTGATGCAGGACCACACGGGCACCTCGAAGAGTTGAGCGGCGGCTAGCGCAGTCTCGATGCCCTCGGCTATTCCCAGAGTTCGGGAAACGGGCGTCAGGCGGATTGCAGCGCCGGCAAGGGGTAGCCCTTCCATCAGCTTCTTCGGCTCCGGTACAGGCGCTTTCCGTGCGTCCTGAAGGTATGTCCGGTGCAGGCTCACCGCGCGGCCGGCGGCATCGGTCACGGTGGCGAGCATCGTTGCGAACTTGCCCAGCACCGCGCCGCCGTCCCAATACGCCATGCTCGGATGCAGTCGCACGGACTCGGGCAGGTCGTACAGGCGCAGACCGCGCCCAGCCAGGTAACGGCATGCCTCGTCATCGCGCTCGATGGGCTTGGATGCCATGAACGCACGGCGCAGCGCGGCCAGCTTGTCGTCGTCACTGCGCTCGGGTCTGGCGGCGGTCGGCCGCACCGTGCCGGCGATGCGTTCGACCTCGCGCGCTACGTCGCGGAAGCTCTGCCCGGTGATGCCCATCGCTAGCTGCACACCGTCACCAGAACCGCACCCGCTGCAAAAGTACGTTCCCCGGCCTTCTCGGTCGTCGAACCTGAAGCGGTCTTTACCTCCGCACATCGGGCAGGGGCCGTGCTTCCCGGATAGCGCGCGCTCGTCTATGCCCAGGACCGTCAGAATCGACCGCCAGCGGCCTTGCGCGACCTCGCGCACGTCTAGCCTGTTACCCATGTGCGCGGCCCTCCTGCTGCTTCTCGCGGGCCTTGGCGAATCGGATTTGCTCGGACTTCAGCCAGGACAGCAGTTCAGTGGTCGGCGTCGCCGGTACATCGCGCATACCGCGCGGCCACACGTCGAACATGGCGCGGTACTTGTGACTCACCCAGCCCGGTGAATACCCCTTGTTGCGCGCGACCTGAAGCAACTGCGAATAGACGTGCTGCTTGCGGTCGGGCGTTGCGGGCTTCTTCGTCTTGCGGTCCAGCTTGCGCAGCTCGCCTTCTGCGACCTCAACATCAGACCGGCGAGCCGGCGCGAATCCGCACGACGGGCAGACATGCACGCCGGCAGGCCGGACGAACTTGCACGACGGGCAGGGCTTCGGCTCGCTCGCCTTGCGTTCCTGCTTCCTGGTGCTCGATGCGTTGGCCTTGCCGTCGTCGAGTTCCAGCGGTAGGTCGTCGGTCGGAAATCCCAGGCGCAGGACCGTCCCGGAGTGGTCGAGAATCAGCGCGCGCTCCTTTCCCGGATGTGGGCGCAGTACGCGGCCGACCATCTGAATGAAGCGAATCAGGCTTTTCGTGGGTCGCGCGAGAATCATCACCTCCGCGTGCGGCGCGTCCCATCCCTCAGCCAGAAGAGCGGAGTTCGACAGCACCGTGTAGCGGCCCTGGTTGAACCCGTCGAGGATGGCGGCGCGTTCGTCGTCGGAGTGGTGATAGTCGATGTGCGCGGCTGCAACTCCGGCGCGCTCGAACTCGGTAACGATGTGCTGCGAGTGGGCGATGTTCGTTGCGAAAACGACGGTCGGCTTGCCGGCGGCGTGCTTCATCCAGTGTGAAACGATGTTGCCCACCAAAGCCGGCTTATCGACCGCTTCCGCTAGCTGGCGCTCGTTGTAGTCGAGCTCGCCACCCATGCCGCGCTGCGTGCGCACGCCGGTCAGGTCGGGCTCTGCCGGGGCGAACGCATCGCAGTCGACCAGATAGCCCAGGTCGATAAGCTCGCGGATGGTGGCGGCCGTCACAAGCTCCTGAAACAGTGCGCCGCGCAGCTCGTCATAGTGCTTGCCCAGGCCGGGGCTAAACGGTGTCGCGCTCAGGCCGATGACGGGCACGCGGTTCAGCCTGAATAGCAGTTCTCGATACTTCGTCGAACCGGCTACCGCGTGCGCCTCGTCGATGATGATGAGGGCGATGTCATCGGGCAGTCCGCGCAGGTGCACCGTGTCGATTGAGCACACCAGCACCCGCGCGTCGAGGCTCCGCGTGTTGTCCGCTTGCAGGATGCCGTGGGCGATGCCGGAACGCGTCAGGCGGCGCGATGCCTGGTGCACAAGCTCCTTGCGATTGGCGATGAAGGCCACCCGCTTTCCCTTGGCAATGGCGGCCTGAATCATCCCAAACGCGGTTTCGGTCTTGCCTGAGCCGGTCGGGCTGTAGAGCATCACGCGCCTATGCCCCCTAGCCAGGGCGGAGCGGAGTTGTTCGAGGGCGGCGGACTGGTACGGTCGCAGGGTCGTCATGCTGCACCTCCGATACCTAGGGCGCGCTCTGCAATGGCTACGTCCTCATCAAAATCCTTCGCCTTGGCTCGGGGGGGTTTGGTCTGGGGCTTTGCTCCGGCGCTCGGTGCGTGCCCCTTATCTTTCTGTTGGAACTGCGATTCGCATTGCGACCGCATTGCGACCGCATCGGCTTCGCATTTGTCATTGCCTGACGCGCGGCCTTTCTCCTTGTCCCATCGGGCTTTTGCGGCGGTTTTGCCGGCGCGGCTCGACTTCTCGATGGCCTCGTAGGCGGACTGGAGTTCGTCGTCAGTGCGCCAGTGCAGCCACTGCCCATGCAAGACCTCGAAAAACGGCTCCACCATCGGCCGTACCTCGGCCCACTCTTCGACCGACAGGCCCACAATGCGGGCAAGCACGCGGTCGTCGTCCTTCGGCGGGCCGGAGCGCCAGTAGGAAAACAGCAGGCGCATGTAGCAGCCGTGTTCCTCTGCGCTCAGGTGCACCGTGTCGGCCACATGGTCCGGCAGGTGAATGGAGAACCTGAACGGCGTGCGGGGTGCGTAGCGAGTCATTGCAGCCACCTCGCCAGAACCCAAGACACAGCAGCCGACACGACTGCGACCTTCGCAGCAAACACAATCTCCCGGATGAACTCACGCATGGCGGTGGCCTCCTTCCCGGCGGCGAAGCCATGCGGCAATCTTGCGGCGGTCGGCGGCGGTCGCGCTATAAACGCCAGGGCGGCAGGGGCGGCCGTCTCGGTCGAGGGCCGGCACGCGCTCGCACGGCAGCTCAAGACCACGGCGGCGCAGTTCGGCCATCAGGTCGGGGGCATTGCTGCATCCGGCGGCGGTGTCGATTTCCTCGCGCTTGGCGGGCCGTTGCAGCAGCAGCGCCAGGGCGCGGCAGTGGCGCGGGTTGTCGGTATAAAATTGGCGCTGGTCTAGGGCGCTCGCTTCCTTCGGGGGGCGGGCGTTTTTCATTGCACGCCCTCCACCTTGCGCGGCGAAGTCAGGCGCTCCACCGCATCGGCAGGCCACAACAGGCGGCCATTCGGCAGCTTGCGCGGACGCAGGCCGAAGTAATGCCCATCCCTGCAAAGCGCAGCGCGCAGGCTCTGCGCCTTGAGTCGCAGCAGGCCGGCCAGTTCTTCAGTCGAGATACCCATTTCGTTGAACTCCTATCACTCCGCTTGCGCGGCATGGGATGCAGTTCAACGAGTCGGGGGAAAGCGGGAAAATCCGTGGGCTTTCCGGGGGAGATGCGGGGCTTATCGGACGAATCTGAGCAGTTGCCCGGCGGGGCTCGGGTCGGCGGCGGGCGCTGGCGCTGCTCCACCGTACCGGGCGCGGCATTCGGCCTCGATGCGCTCCAGGTAGTACCAGCCGTTTCGATTGGGCACGCGGCATGCCTTCGCCCATTCCTCGCCTCGGTTCAGCGCCGACTCCAATCCCTGATACTTGCGCCCCAGGCGCTCGATGATGGCGGCACGCTTCAGGGGGGTCAGTTCAGGCCGGCTCTCTTGGTCCGCCTCGCCCACCGCCTCCCTCTGCTCGCGCCCCCATTGCTCGCGCACGCGCAGGCGGATGCGTTCGTCCTCTTCGGCAAGCTCGGCACGGCGCTTGCGCTGGCCTTCCTCGGTCAAGGGCTCGGGCACCTCGCGGCCGGTCAAGAACTCCGGCGGCGACTGGATGGCCTTCGATGCAAGTAACCCTGCCAGCCCCATGCGCGCGGCTTCTGCCATCGCCACGGCGGGCGGCGTCTCGACAGGCTGGAATAGGCCAATCTGCCCAGCAGCGGCGCGCGCAAGTTCGCGGCCTCTTCGGTCTTGAATGCAGTCATCCCAGGCGCGGACGTGTTCGCCAGGGTCTTGCCCTTGTTCATCCAGCCACGCCAGCACATCGCTTGCGGACACCATCTTGCAGGGGCCGGCGTGCAATACCTCGAAGCGGTCAGGCTCGCGCAGCAGCATGCGCACCTCGCGCGGGCGCTCGGCATCTTCGGCGGGCAAGTCGCCTTGCTCGACTGCCTCGCGCATCGCCTCTAGCGCGGCCATGTAGTCGGCGGCGCAGTTACCGGCGGCGAGTATTGCGGCCTGCTCAAAACTCAGGCGCTCGGGCCAGCCCTTCACCTCTTTCGTGTCCGCTCCGCACAGCTTGGCGGCGCGCTTCCATGTAATCGACATTCTTGCGCTCCATCGTGCGCACCATCGGGAAAGGTGCCACCCCAGGCCGGCGATGGTGTCCGGCTTTTCCCTCCGTCGAGGTAGGGGCGGCATGCTCGGTCAGGCGTGACCTGATGGGCTCTCGAGCGGCGCACCATGCCAGCGCGCGACAACCGGCCAGCATCGTCCCGCGTGAATCGTCACCTCAAGTCGCCGGCCGTCGCACGGATGCGTCAGCGCCAGCGCGCCGCCACTCAGGCCGATGATGCGGCCAATAACCTGCCCCCCCTTCGACAGTCACAGCAAAAACCTCGTCCCCATCGGCGGGGGCGAGTTCTTCGACCTCAACAAAAT